TAGCAATAGCAGCAAAAAAAGCACCCATTATTTACCCCACCTAACATCATCTTTAATTTGCGTACAAAACTCAAAACCCTTATCACCACTACTAAAATTCTGCTGCGCTTCGTCTGTAAAAGTTCTACCTTTAATTAAGCCCCAATTTGACCAATGCGAAGCGACTGTTAATTTTATTATTGATTCTTTTAAATCCTCTTGAACTGCTACATTCCTTATATAGCCAGTAAAAAAACTTATAGCGCCTATCAAAGAATCATTAGCATCAAAATATGCTAGATGTATCTCTACCTTTTTATCAGTAAATGCTTTGTTCTCAATTAATGACCTAACCTGATCGGTGACATTTGAAAAGCCTATATTTACTTGATCTACTTGTAGCTTTCCTGTTTCAGTTATTGAGTCTATTGTTAGGAAAGAACCACCAGCTTCGTAGTCTTGGGATTCATAAGTAATATTTGAATACCAATCAGTTAGTCTTATATCTGTTGATAATTGCATATTTACTAGGAAAGCAGTTTTTATATTTGGTGATGATACTGCTGTTTGTAATGCTGTTGATAGAGTTCTAGGCATTAGGTATAACCTCTCTAACATCAAATGAAATACTATAAAAACCAGAAGAATTTGTTGAATATACTAATTCATCGCTTTCTAAATAAACTGTAAATGGTGGTTTGTTACATGTGACAACTTCATTATCTGCTAAAGTGGCTATGAGTGGAGGGCTAATAAGTGCGTCTAATGCACCGCTACCATCGGCATCTACATTTGATCGAATCATATAAACTTTTGAATGATTGGCAAATTTAATTAAATCACCAGCTTTGAAAGCATTAGTTTGATTTGCTGTAAAGCCATCTAATTCAATTTGCGAATCACCAACTACCTGACTACCTACCACCTTCACATTTGCATTGTTTTTAGCAGCGCCCAAGTTATCTAGTGGTGGTGTTATTAAAAAGTCCTCAAAAGATCCGTTTTGTTTTTGTAGAAATGCAAAATAGGTTTGTGCATCTTCTTGATTTAACGGTGGCAACTGAACACTAAATGAGAAATATTGTGCGCCTATTTGCCTTACCTGTTTTTTACCTGATAAAGTTTGATTAAGCAAAGTAGGCCTATTGTCTTTAAACTGTAATGTTGAAAAATTTACTGTTGTTGGGAAAGTACCTGACATTAAACTACACCCATTTTGCCTTGATTATTCATAGCATTATTTATAATGCTTGTAATAAGTCCTTTTCTTGATGTTAATAATTGGTCAAAACCTGCTGCATCTACTGTTGAAATATTAAAATTAACTGTAGTTGCCATTGGCTGACTTTGTAATGTTTGTCCTTTATGGTGGTCTATAACTGTTTCTCTTGGATGCATCATGGCAAGGAAGCCTCCCTTTCCATCTAATCCACCTGCTCTAGCACCCATACCTGTAAAACCTCCGCCATCAAAATCAAAAAGAGTATCGTTATCTGTTAATTGATTGTATTCTCTTGTACCTATAACTTGATCTCTTATTCCGCCTAAGAGCTTTCCAAATGATGCAAACATTCTATCTATAAGTAATTTCTGTACAGCTATTCTCATTAGCTCTTTAACTACTGTAGTTGCATAGTCTTTAAAACTCGCTTTACCTTTTTCCAAGAAATCCATTGTTAGTTGAGTTAAGCCATCATAAGATTTCTTAAAAACACCTTGCAGTTCTTCTTGCATTGTCTTAATGCCTGTTTGAAAGTCTGAAAAACCATCTTCTGCTGCTTTTAGAAATTTCTCTAATGGGCTTAAAGTACCAAATCCTGTTTCACCAGCATCTTGAGGATTGTTTGGATCTCTACCGAGCATAATGTCTGTGATTGTTCTTGTTTTAACTTTTTCAATTACTTTGTCTGTTAAATCATTTATTTTTGCAGCAGTTTCGTCTATTACGCCCTCTAATTTACCGTCCTCTGGAACTAAATCATCAAACAGTTCTATTTTCGGTAAATTACCTATACCAAGTTTATCTTTTAATTTTTTTGGTAATTTATCAACTACCATATTAATTTTATCTATTGCGCCATTTATTACTTCAAAAATAAAGTTTGCTGCGCTTCTCATGCCTTTTCTTAATGGAATAAAGAAACCGTCTTTAATACCTTTAAATAATGATAAAAATGCTAATAATTTTTTGAGTGTTGCTATTTTTGCATTATGAACAAGCATCTTAAATCCATGTATTATTTCATCTCTAAAAACATAAAAAGCTGTTAAGGCTGCAACTGCTGTAATAGCAAAAGCAGTTAGTGGATTTGCAAGAGAAAAAGCTATCATTGCTTTTGTGGCTGTAAATAATGCTGCTGTTAATAATACAACTGCTGGTATAAGAATAAGATCAATACTTACAGCAAACTTACCAACTATTGCACTAACTGTTGAGAATCCTTCAGTTAATTTTTGAATATCGCCAATCATAAATTGGAAATTATTACGCAGAGCAACACCAGCTTGTCCTAGTGTCATAGGCATTTTTGAAATCTGTTCGTTAGTTTCTTTAGTTCCAGCTATAAGAATTGGCATTACGGTTTCTGCTGTTAATTTACCAGCATGACCAAACTCTCTTAATTCACCAATGGTCATATCTAAACCTTCAGCTAACATCTTGGTTAAGATTGTGTTGTTCTCCATAACAGAACGTAATTCGTCACCTCTTAATGCGCCAGAAGCTAAACCCTGCGCTAACTGTCTAGCTGAGTTATTTGCCTCTTGAGCATGCGAACCAGCAATAATAAAAGTGTTTGCGACAGTTTGTGTCGCATCCGCTACATCTCTTTGAGTTGCTCCTAAATGTTCAGTAGCTAGAGCTAACCTGGTATATAACATAGCGACTGCATCAAAGTCTGATCTTGAATCACTTGCTATCCTACGCATATTATTCATGGCGATAGCAGTCTCAGAAGCACTACCTGTTAAGGCGTTCATTCTGTTCTCTACGCCAATCATAACGTTAGCAGCTTCAATAATTTCTCTTGCACTAAAAGCAGCAAGGATAGTATTTCTTAGTTGCGATACAACACTATTTGCAGATCCAACATTTTTCTTAAAACTATTAATAGCTTTAGCTGACTTATCGTCACCAGCTATAGTGAACAGTAAATTATTTTTTGCTAATCCTGAGAACATTGTTTTTCATCCTTAATTTCAAGATAAGCCAACCATCCTTGAAACTCCTCTACAGTCATTCTTTCGATTTCGTATAAAGTTTTTCCTAATTTTTCAGCTAATGCATACTTTAAATATAGCTGCTTATCTTCTATTACTTTTTTTTAATTTGATCCTGCGAAACATTGTTCATTACTTCGCTGGATACTCTAATTAGTACATCCCTATCTACTCTCTCCAATAAGGTTTTCTTATCGGCAATAGTAAATAACCTTTCACCTGACTCGTCTAATGCTTTGTAAATAAGCACATAAACAAGTAGCTGTACATCATCATCTTTAGCTAGTTTCATAAACTTAGAAGTCTCTGAAAGAGTAATTGGCTTACAATAAATCACCAACGGATTATCTTCATCATCACCCCACTCAGGGACTTCTATAGTTCTAGTTTCCAGCGTGTCAAAATGTTTTTTTGCGTTATCTATTGCTGACATCGTACTAAGCTGTTGTTGTAGTTAATGCACCAGTACCTTGTACACCTAATGATGCTTCAACCATACCATCGAATGATCCAGTTCTTGATACGCTAGTTACAATAGCTGATCCAGAATAATAAGTATCAGAAGTACCTGCTGGATATAGATTTATTTCAATCTCGTTACCAACTACAAAAGCACCCTGACCATTAGAATCGCTATCATCCCAAAAAACATCTAATGTTCCAGAAAAAGATTGCAAGGTTGACTTGTAAGTTCTAAAAGAGTCACCCATTTTTGTATCTTCAACGGTATCAGCAGTATGTTCTAAGGAGTATGATCTAACTTCACCTACTACGTTTGTTCCGCCTGATCCACCTAGCTTTACAACGCCATCATTTCCTTTAAATGTTGCCATTATTTCACCTCGCCTTTCGGCTGTTTGTTAGAAGAAGATTTTGATTTGCCTTTTGGCTGGGCTGCTTCTTCTTTCCAACCCATTCCTAACATTGTCTCTACGTTCGCTTTTGGAACTTCTATTGAGACTTTTCCGTTTGGACTTATTAATTTCATAATTTTTACCTCGTTAAACTGCTACATCAGGAGCTTGCTCCTGGATAAAGTAGTTAGTTAAGAAAGTTAATGTAGCTACAGATACAGGAGTTTCGCCTTCGCTATTAAACTCAATCTCTGTACTTTCTAAGAAACAGTCTTTGACTAATCCATTTAAGGTAGTATCTGCTGCAATAGCTATTTCTACCTCTTTACATATCTGATCTACTGTATCGTCAAAGTCAGAAGATGCTTTGACATAACACTCAACTGCAAGAGCTAAAATTCTTGATGTTGTCCTGTTTTGTCCAATTATCTGAGGTTCAGATTCTTCTGCTTTTGTATAAATAAGTAATGCTGGTAAATCGGCATCAGACAAAGGATAAACCCTTGACTGAAATACATTAGATCCAGTTGTAGTTAAACCAGTTAAAACTGTTCCAACTCTTTCTCTAATTTGCCTTCTTACGTGAAAAGCCATTATTGGGCCTCCAACAATGCTTGCGTAATACCAGTATTGTCATTTTGTAAATTTATAACTTTAAAAGTAGTTGCTGCTTTAATTACATTACCGTTTAAATCAGTTATGTTTGGAACTGCAATAGTGTCTCCATGTGCAATACCAGTAACATCGGTAGTCTTAATTGTAGCTACAGGTTGATAACCTTCAGCAGCTACAGTTCCACTATCAATATCTACATATTCTTGATTTAAAATAATGTTAATACTTTTACTGCTTTGACCATTGGGTGTGTAAGTAACAGCAATCCCATGACCAAATGAAGCATCAAGATATGAATCAAAATCTGAAGCAGTCTCTAAAGCCATAACTATCTCTTTTTAACTTCTTTAGTTTCTGATTTTTTTAAACCAACACTTCTATCAGCTTTCTTAGGTTTGCTTACAGGTACATATACTTCAGCTTTTTGATAGCCAATAAGGGCATTGCCCTCATGTTCCAATAGCTCAACTACATCGCCAGCATGAACCTTTTTTCCGTCAGCCATAGTGTCTTGTAAAATTTTATATTTAGTCATTTTTAAGTTGGGGACATTACTGCCCCCATTCCATTTCATCATTAGTTAATTAATCACTTGATTTACAGAAAGAAACTGCATTACGTACAGCACAATCGACTGTCTGCAAAGCTACGATTCTTACGCTTCCTGATTTACTATGACTGAAAGCATCAACAACTATGTCAAGGCCTCCGTACATTCCAATCAGTAAGTCAGCAAAATTACCAAAGTAGAAATCACCACTTGTTACTTGATTACTTTTAACTACGTTATATCCATTCATTCTTCCGTCAGGATCAACAACAAACTGAGCAGTATTATTTGCTTTTTCAGTTGTTTTTAGTGTTCCGTAATCTGCTGGTCTACAAATATAAGATAATGATCCATTTAGAGCATTGTCATTTGCTACAGCACTTTCCATAGCTACAATCTCAGCCCATGTTGGGTTTGCAGCAGCAAAAGTTGTAGTGTTAATACCAGAAGTATTAGCAATACCAGTAGGTTGTCCTGAAGAGCCACTACCAGCTAATGCACCTAAATCAATAGCTAAAGCTATAGATTGTGCTAAATCATCTCTAATTAAATTTTCAACGTCTAGTGAAGATTGTTGTAAAAGAAGTCTAGTTACGTCAGTATGTGCGCCAATAACTTTTGGTGACATTGTGACTGAACCAGCAGTAAATTCTGATTCACTTGAATCTCCGCCTTCTGTAGCAATCCATCCAGCAGAAGCAGCAGCAGTTTTCTTAGGTATTACAACATTTCCTTGTAAGCCTCTAAGCATAGTTGCGCCAGCTTGCATAACTGAACTTGAATTACGTAAAACATCAATAAAATCGCCACCTCTGTAATCTTCAGCTATTAAAGTTGAATCGTCAGATGTGTTTAAGTCTCTACCCCAATTTCTTAGGACATCGGAAGGTAACATAATACCTTGTGCTGTTTTACCATGCTCTCTAGCAGCAGCTTCAGAACATTCAAATTCAAATGCTGCTTCGTCTTGTGCTTTTCTATCAGAAGGATTAGCTAAAGCTCTAATTGCTTTTACTAAGCTAAATCTTTTGACTTCTTCTTTTGTCATACCGATTTCTGAAGGTGTTTCTAGCGGAGTATCGTTAGAAATGTTGTCTAACAATAAACCTCTAAATTCTTCTACAGAGATACCATCGGCAATCGCTTTATCCGCTAAGTCTCTTTTGTTATGTCTTGCAGCTAAATCAATAATTTCTTTTGAATTTCTTTTAAATTCTGCTTTAGCTTCATCCATAGTTTTAGACCTAACTTCATCAAGATTAATTTCTTGTTTGTTTTCTGTTTCCATTAGTTTTACCTCAATGTGTTTGTCTTGTTTGTCTTTAGAACGTCCAACTCCAACAAGTCTAGTATTCTGGTCAGCCGGAATGGCCACGCTAGAAATTTCTAACGGAGTCCAATTAGCTTTGTAATACTCCTCGTCTTTGTCAGTCATCCTGGTTAATTTGTCGATTCTATATCCGACTGAAATATTCATCCGTATTCCGTCTTTCATGTCCTCATATACTTCGCGAGCTAGAGCAGACTTTCCCAGCCTTACTACTGCAACTGTTCTTTGCGCAGTCTCGTCAAGTTTAAATTCTTCTACTACACCTATTTGCTTTTCAACATCGTGATCTAAAAGCAAAGGTGCGCGGCCTGAGTTCATAAACTCCATGTTTATATCTTCAGGCGAGTGTCCTAGCACTTCCATGCCAAATGACCTCATAACAGGCTCAGTTGAAGAAACACCTATGCGAACACGTCTTTTATCTTCATCAATGTAAGACTTTGATAAATCAATAGTTCTGTATTCAACTTTTAGGTCAACTACTTTTCTATCTTCTTCTTCAACTTTTACATCAACTTCACGTGCTTCATCTTGTACTTCTTCTACTTCTTCCTCATGTTCTACATCCTCATGTTTCGCAAATTCAACAATAACTTTATTATCTTCTTCACTTACATTGAGGATATGTCTATTGTCTTTATGTTCCATAATAGTTTTCTCCTCTTTATCATTTAATAAAGGATGTTCTTCCAATCCATTTGAATTGAAATCGTTAAAATCCCTAATGGGATTAATCTTGCTTAGAGCGCTAAACCTATGACCAACCTCAACGTCTGTAGGCTCACCGCTTCTGTAAACTTGTATTAATGCTGCTGGATCTTCTTTTGTACCAGTAATCGTAAAATCTGTATTAGGTACATTTATTTTTCCATCTCTCTCTATTTTTACAATTTTGCCTCTAGCTCTTCCACCACTACTATTCCAGCTAACAAAATCACCAACTTTTAATGCATCAGGCATTGCTCTATCTCCTTCTTTTTTCATTTTTTCTACTAATTTTTTTGACCAGCTAAATCCTGCATCGCCACCCCAAAGAGCAATAGCGATTCTTCCATTTGAAGGATAGCCATCTTCACCCTGCTTATAGCCTTCAGCTTGTTTATCTACTTGATGTCTTGCATGAAAGCTGTACATTCTTTTTACTGTATCGTCTGATAAGTTTTCACCATTAACTATTTGATTAGCTCGTTCAAGACCAACCCTTGTTCCGCCTCTACCATGTTCTTTACGCCAAGCTAAACCCTTACGAGCTTCTACTTTCATTCCTTCAGTTGGTTTAGGCATCTTCTTCATCCCCACCAGCTATCTTTGCTTCTACTGGTTGTTTTTGACCAAAAGGTTGATATGCCAATTCAATGTCGTATTGTTTAGCTAACTCAATCTCTTTTTGATGCTGTTCAAATAATTCTTCTGTATCTCTACCGTATGCAGCACTTATATCTGAATAAGTAACTGTTCCATTTTGCAATCCAACTACATTTGCTTGCATTTCTTTTAAAGGATCAATCCAGGCAAAACTTCTAGGAATATAGTTAATAGAATTAGCAAATTTATCGTATTTACCCATTGGCAAATTGATATATCCTGTAGAGATAGACATTTCTAACCAAGCCTTAAAAACTGGTTGTATGAAATGATCTATAACAAATTGCTGATATATTTGGTACATGCTTCTATCTTCTAAAGCGCCTTGACGGATTGAAGAGTACGAAGTTTTTGTTAAATCATTAGAAAGTGAGTGATATGAAATATTTAATCCACTAGCAATACTTCTTAACACGCTAGTTGTAAAAGGTTCAAATGCTGAAGTTGGGTGAGTTGGATCAAAAGCCTTAAAATCCATACCATTAGGCAATTGTTCAAATTGGCCTGCTTGTGCGTTCATAGTAGGTGAGAAATCATCCTCATACTCTCCGTCACCTACGTAAGAGTTTCCATCGCTAGATGTAAAAAATCCCATTTTAGATGCGCCTACACGTGCTGCAACTATTTCAGCTTCTAAATATCCATTCAACATTTTCACATTTGCCATTGCAGTAGCTACTAAAGATACGCCTCTGGTTTGTTCTGCTCTTTGTGGTAAGTAAGCGTGTATTATTTCTTCTGCTGGTACTCTTATGTGTTGATTTTGGCTTACATAGCTTCTATCGTAAGGATGTTCTTTATATAGGTGATAAGCTACTGGTTTATCGTTCTTATCTACCTCAACACCCATTTTAATTTTATTACCTGAAGGCTTATAAACATCATTTTTAGTTTCATCTAAATGATCTGCTTCTAAAAACTGCAATTGAAAGCCAAACGGTGAATCATTAGCTTTTACTTTTCTAATTAACACCTCTCCATCTCTGCAAAGGGATTCAATAAATATTTTTTGACAATCTAAAAAGGTTAAGCGGCCATTGGTGGTGCATTGTCCTAATTGTTGCCACTCAAGCCAGGCTTTTTCAATAAGCTGGTTTCCAGCAAGGTCTAACGCCCCATTCGCATTTCGACTTTTGCTGGAAACTCTTATGCCATGCTTTCCGATAACATTAGATACCATCAGGTTTAAGTATCTTGCAATATAGCTATCGTTCCTTGCTAATTCTCTTGCTCTATCTCTTAAAATTCTTATGTTATCTTTTATCTCAGCATCGGCACTTGAGGAACTTGTTAAAAAGTCTGCAAATAATCTTCCTGTACTTGCGCCTGTATAGCTTCTTCTGAATGTAAATTTATTCTTTTTAGGCTTTTCTCTACCTATAAATCTGTCATACCACGCCATTAAAACCTCACCTTAATAGTATTTCCAGAAGCCTTACCGTTTTTGATTCTCGCTGCTTTTACTTCTTGTAAATATTCTTGTTTGAATTGATTTCTGAATGTCATTAATTCATCTACAGACATTCTTGATAATGATCTACCAGCAATACTCATTGATTGTTGATCCATAGTAGCTCTGTTGGAAATAACAGCCTCAATAGCATCTAAAATAGTTTTTGCATAGGATCTAACTGCATTATCAAAAACTGTACTAAAACCATTTGATAATATTTTTTCAGCACTATCAGAAGTCCTTACAACTATTTCTTCCCATCTATAATCGCCAGCAGTTTGAGATGTGGTGCTTGAGGTTGATATTAGGTATTCTCCGTCACTCTCAGTTGCATCAAGTGTAAAGTTTGATGCAGTTGAGCCATCTATCAGATAAAACTTATATTTAAGAGAATATTCAGACAAAGGATAGTCTGCTGATAGATTTGTTTTTTTCCAAGCCCAAAAA